GTCCTGGACAGAACCGTCACCAGCACATCACCGGGCGCGGGGCTGACAACGGATGCGTCCAGTACCTCGCCCGAAGCGCTGAGGGCATGATAGAGGTAAGCGCCGCGCGGCCCCGCCGTGGAAAATCCCTCCAGCGCCAGCTGCGTGCGCGCACGAAAGGCGGCATCGCTTTCCATGACCGCAGCCACGGGCGGGATAGCCTCGGGATCTGCCGGCGTTATGGTCAATCGGGAGACGCCATAAAGCGCAGCCAGATTGTCGAGATCGCTGCCCGTCGCATAGGCCAGCATCACTGCCTTGGCCGCGTCATTCACACGAGCGCGAAACAGGACGCCGAAATAGGCCAGAGCCTCGATCAGCTTGACGGCTGGCTCACTCTCCAAGTCGAGTACGCCCGCCAGTTCCGGCGCCGCCTCCAGCACTGCCGCCTTCATCGCTGCGATCTGGCTTTCGGTATCGATCGGCTCGATCACGTTCGGGAACGGAAGGCGGGAAAGATCGATGGCTGTGAAACCGGTCATGCAGTCACCTCGGTGGAGATGGTGGTTTCGGCCCCCAGAACCTCGCCCGAGAGCAGGATAGTCATCTGGCCAGAGGCGGCTTTGGTCACCTCGACGCGGCGCAGCTTCAGGCGCGGCTCCCATAGGTCCAGAGCCTCGGCCGTCTCCGCAAAGACGTCGACCAGCGTTTCGCCGTTCATCGGCGCGTCGATGAGATCAGGAAGACGTGAGCCATAGTCGCGCCGGAGCACCCGCGACCCTTTGGGCGTCGTCAGGATGTCGTTGATCGACTGGGCGATGTGCGCGCCCAGGTCGATCTCGCGTCCGGTATGCCGCGACAGGCCGGTCACGCCGATTCACCGGCCTTGCGCTTGGCCGCAGGGGTCGCCTCGGGTGCGACCTGCGAGACATTGGCATATTTCGCCTGGGCGGCGGTCAGATCGAACTCTTCGCCCTCGGCTCGCCACGTCCCGGCGCACCAGCCCGCCGCGTTGGCGCGATAGGTTTTCTTCTCCTTGCCCGCGGTGGTGCGGGACTTGCCCTTCTGGATCATCCGTTTGGCTCCTGTGTGTTGGAGCCGCCGGAAACGACGCCTCCGTGGGTGTGATGAACAAGCGAAACTCCGGTGGCGATAACGTCACCGGTGATCTCGACGTCGCCGTCGATGTAGACGTTGCCGATGATCCGCAGCGTGCCGCCGCCCAGATCCATGGTCGGGCTGCCCGCATCGGGCGCCACCATGTTGCCGTCGATCGGCAACGATCCCATGATGAAGGCGCGGGCCATGTCGCCCGAAGGAGCGGCGATGGTCACCTGCTCGCCGACGCTGGGCATCCAGTGCATCCGGATCGCGCCAGATCTAAGCTGCATCACAGGGACAGGCGGCAGGAGCAGATCTCCGACCTGGACGCGAGCGCGCCCGGTGGGATTGTCGATAGAAACGATCTTGCCCACCTGGAGCACGTTTGCGATCTGCCTGTCGGCCTCGGCTGCGCTGAAGGTCATGTGCCAGCCCCAATCTGCTGGTAATCAGCGTCATGGTCTGCGCCGACATCAGGGAACTGCCCGAGGTAGACCTGCGGAGCGATCGCCTCGGGCGTCTCGAAGGGTGAAACCGCAATCACCTGTTCCCAGGTGACGGCCGTCAGTGCCAGAGCAGCCGCGCCTGAAGCAGCCGATACCAGCGGCTCCTCGGCCACGAGTTCGGCGGGGTGGAGGTGATCGGGCTGTTTCCACTGATTTTCAGGGATGATCCGCATCAGCACCTGGGCGATGTTCGCTGCCGCCAGATCCCGCGAAAGACCCAGCGTGTCCTTGCACAGGATGAAGGCCGCCATTTGCAGCCGATAGGTGTGATGCGGACCGGAATAGGTCCGATCCTGCCGAGACCGCAGGCGGGCCACCAGCACCGCCGGCGAGCGGATGCCCTTGGCCTTCAGCGCTTCGATATCAAGCCGCCCGGCGATCCCACGGCACTCCCTCAAGCCGGGCAGGACGGAATGGATCTCGGTGGCGACCAGGTCGGGCAGGGTGCCCAGCAGGTCATCCGGGGTTTCAAAGCGGCTCATTGCAGCAGATCCTCGATCCGGCCAACGACGAGGTCTTCGATCGCCGTGCGATTGTCGGCGGAAAGGCCGAGGAATGGGCGGGCAGGAATGCCTTGCGTTGGCGATCCGAATTGGTGGGGCGCGGCGTAGATCAGCGGCGAGCCGACAATAGCCTCGTGGCCCGCGCTGTAGTTCTGAATGCTGTCCCGCAGATCACCTACGCCCACCAGAAGCGAATGGCGGGTGCTTCGGGTCGCGGCATAGCCTTGTGACCACGGCGCCCAGGGCGATCCTTCGGGTGAGGTTTTCTCGTCCGCGATGCGTAGCTTGGTCTGATCCTCGATCAGAGCGCCGACTTCGTACATGATCTGAGCCAGCTGAGCATCGTTCAGCCGACCGATCGCCCGCGCCGCAACAGAGACATCGGTTTCAACCACGACGCCGGCCATGTCAGAGGTCCCTCATCTTTTCACGGCTGAACAGGCGTTCCGGCCCGCCGGTGACGATGGGCTGAGGGCCGGTGATCTCTGGTTCTTGGCCTTCCTCGGGCGGCACAACGGGCAGCACCAACATGGCGCGCCCATCGGCAATCTTGGTCAGGGTGCCGATCGCATCTTCATAGCGCTTCCGGTGCTCATCGCTGGCCACGTCCTGCGACAGGGCCAGACGATAGAGCGCGATGTCCACGCAGAGTTGCACCAGGTGCGCGGGCGTGGCGGGCAGGGGAATGGTGTAGCGGCGGGCGATGTAGGTATCCATCTCGCCCGTTGCCATGTCCAGGGCGCGCGCCACGGCCACGGTATCGGGTACCCCGTCCCGGTCATGATCGGCCACCACCAGCGCTTGCGTGCCGTAAAGGGCCGTGATGTCGGACTGCGTGGCATAGGCCATGGATCAGGCCCCGAATTCGCGGCTGGCCTGTTCCAGCCAGAGGAAGCCGGTTTCCAGATTGGTGCGCGCGATCGAAGCCGTACGCGAGGCAGGCAGCGCGTCGAGCAACTTTGAGCAGGCGGCCTGAGCATCCGCCAGTTGCGCCTGAAAGTCCTTCAGGGCTTGTTCGGCGGTCGCGCAGGTTGCGTCTTTGAGTGCGGTGGTCATGAAACTGTCTCCGGTGAAAAGCGGGGGCGACCATTGCCGCCCCCGAAGTGCCCGGATGCCGAGTGCCGATCAGCCGGGCCTTGCTGCTCGCCGCGTCATGCCGCGCGGGAGCAATGGTCAGGTTGCCGGCGGCTTCAGCTCGGCCCAGACTTCGGCCACCATGGATTTGGTGACGCCTTTGGTACCTGTGGGCAGCAGCTTGCGAAGCGCATCGGCTTTGGGCACGCCGTCGTCGCCGAAGTCCGCGTTCTCCAGCTTGCCGATCGCCTCGCGCACAAGCGCCCTCAGGTCGGCCGCAGCCGCCTCGGCTTCGGCCCCTTCCGGGGCCTCCGTGATGTGCAACATCGGCTCGGCCTTCAGCCGCGCCCAATCTTCCTCGGTGAAGTCGTCGGGATAGTTGACGACGACACCTTCCTTGGTGAAGCCCATCCCGCAGCGATAAAACAGGCCGGAGGCGGCAGCGGCGACGGCGGTGATCAGAAGACGCTGAGCCATGATCACGCCCAATCCATCACGACGACTTTGGCCTTGCCGAAGTTCGGGTTATCACCACCGCCCGCGAGGGTGCGGACGTTCACGATGGCATCGGCCGCAGCTTCCAAGCTGGGCGGCACCATCAGGATGTTCGGCACGATGCCCAACGGGCGCCCGCCGTCACCCTTCAGCTCGCGCATGGCCTGACGGCCGGCGGTGAAGGCCGCAGCGTCGAGTGTGGCCTGCGACTTGCGGGCCAGCTGCCAGAAGCCGAAGCCCACGTTGCAGCGGTAGCGGATGCCCCACTCGAAGCGGTCGGATTTGAAGACGCTGTCTGAGGTGGACGGGTCGAACTTCATTTCCAGCTCGGGCTTGGTGCGCTCCTGGAAGATGAAGGGCTTCAGCACCTTCGAGCAATCGAGCAGATACCAGGGCGCACCGGCACCGGCGACCATGTTGGAAACGCTGGTCACAGCACCAGTGCCGTCCTCGTTCGCCGCCACCGGGTGATCGGTGTCAAAGAAGTATTGGCCGTCATAGCAGAGCGCGGCACCGGCGCCGGTGATCAGCGTTTGCAGCAGCCGGTCGGGATGTTGGGCTGCTTCCTGCCCCATGGACTTCGCGATCGGCGAATAGTGCCCATACTGATCGTCCTCGATCTGGGTGCGTTGAACCCCGAGGGTGGCCTCGTAGAGCTTGTTGCTGATCGAGTAGCCGGCTTCCTTGATATCCTTGACGACGCGGTCACCCACCCACTCGCGCAGCTTGGGGAAGTCACCCAGCCAGCCGTAGGTATTGGACGCAGTGGTCGAAGGCACCAGAGTGGCGACCTGTTCCCAGAAGGCCGCAGCGCGCATCTGCGCATAGCCGTCCTGAAAGTTCTTCTTCACGCCCGTGTTCAGGGCCTGAAGGATTGCGGCGGTAATCACGGCCATGTCGGCTTACTCCTTTTTCTCGGCGGCGCGCGCGGCCGCGAAATCCTCGGGCGTCATGCCCATCTGCCGGCAGACCGCCAGCTCCTCATCCGAGAGCTTGCCCTGCTGGCCTGCGGGCGGCTCTGCGCCCAGCTTGGACGGTGCGGCGATGACCGGAGCCGATGCTGCGAATGCCTGGAACTTTGCCAGCCCGCCTTGTTCGCGGCAGACCGCGAGGTGATAATCGCGGCTCGCCGGTGCGACCTTGCCAGCGGCAATCGCCGCGTCCACGGCAGCTTCCGCTTCCTTGTCGGCACGAGCTTTGTCCGCTGCCTCGAATTCGGTGATCCGGTTCAGGGCCAGAACGTGATCGGCCTTGGGCACGAACTTCTCCGGGTCGGGCTGCTGCGCCGCATTCAGCGCAATCGCCCTTTCCGATTTCAGGGTGGCGATCGCGGTTACCGCGTCAGCCACAGTCGCCGCGCCGGGCAGGCCGAGGGCGTCAAGGACAGCCTTGTCCATCGTTTCACTCTCCGTTTCGGCGGCATTCAGTGCCGCCAGTTCAAGGTTGGGGGTGTTGGTCAGGCCAGCGCAGACGATCCGCTGGATCTCGCCCGAGCCGAA